CATGGCCTTTCGCCTAATGAATCGAGGCACAAATTGAGCGCATATCTCACCTCACCGTTCTCTATTCGCCCTGCACTTTTACCCGGCATCAACGCCTATTCATTCGGTTCTTTCGACGATCACAACCCTGGCACGCGGATGCTAGTAACGGCAGTAGCGATCACCACGAATGTAGCTACGCTGACGGTGCAAATCCTCGAAGGGCCGATCCCTGTCGTGAGTGCAACTAGCGCTCCGCTGATTACCGTGCAAGGAACCAAGACAGTTACTTCGGGAGGCGCACCGAACTTCAACGTGACCAACGTGGCCCTGGCGAGTGTGTCCATCACTGCGAGCACTGGCAAAGGCACGGTCACTCTTGCGCTCACGAGCAGCAACATTGCGACCACGGTTGATTCAGGGATGGCCCTGGTACCTCCGCCTGAGCTATCCGAGGCACTGACGGCAGTAGCTGGCCTGCAGTTTGCCATGCAAGCGGTATCTGGGCTGGCCTCGAACAGCCGGGACGTGTCTTGGGTGATTGCCACACCTTCCGCACCATCAAGTTTCACAGCGGCTTTGCAGATTGCGGACGTGGATCAGGAAGCCGAATACACCGCCATTGATACCACCACTGCGATAGGTCTGCGCGTTGTGCTTGGCGTGCGAGCCAACTTCATACGCATCAAGTACACGGCCGTGAGTGGCGGCACGAATCCCACTTCCATAGCAAAAATCCTTACCTAATATGGGACTAGATCGCTCTGCCTGGTTCGTTCCGCCCGATGGCTCCTACAATGGAGTCTACGGGTCCGGTACCTACGCCGATTCTCCTGGTGGTGGAATATTCGCGTCCGAGATTTCAATATTAGGAGGATTCTGCACCATCAACGCAGAGTACACGGGCGGAACGGTCTGCGCCGGTGGCGTCGGGCAGGATGGCCCTGCTACGCTCCCCTGCAAGATCGGGACGATGTGGTGGAACGCTCTTCAGATGCTCTACGGCACGGTTGAAGTACGAGGCAAGTTGTGTGGTACCGGAGTTCACACCGCTTTTTGGATGTTCGATGCGAGACAAAGGCAAGAGGTCTACCAGTGCGCAGGGAACGCACTGCCAGGCAGCTTCGCAAACGAAATCGACATTGTGGAAACCTGCCCCGTATCCTATGGCAACCTAACCACGGTCCGCCAAAATACTTTTAGCCCGACAGGGCAGGACTTGCTCACTACTACCACCACGGATGTTAGCCTGAACTTCCACACCTATAAAATAGTTTGGACACCAACGAACGTCACGTTTTTTATCGACGGAGTTCAGACTAATCAAACGACTACGAACATTCCCAGCGGCCCGATGTTTTTCATCTGCGACATTGAACTGGCCGATGGCTGTTCAGGCGACGTGAGTTCAGGGAACTTCCCCACCTCGAACGTAATCGACTACGTGAAGGCGTGGGACAGCAACAATAACGTGATCTTTTTCGATGATTTTACCGGCGCTCCCGCCACTGTGGTTCAAGGATCATCGAATCTGGTTTTCAATCAGCAAAACAACAATGTGACGGCAGTAGTAGGGACCTCCGCTACCATCGCGTACACGTCAGGAACTTTGAGCTTGTCCTATTTGCTGTTGGCAGTTCAGGTTACGAATCTTACCGGAACTACCACTGGCGTGACCGATTCCCTCGGAAATACTTGGAGCAAGGTCGTCACCAACGAGAGTCTTGGTACTGCGAAGTTTGAGATTTGGCACGTCCCCGTTAATAAAAATGGTGGGGGTACCAATACAATAACCGTCCATTGCACAAGCGGCCCCGGATTTTCCTTGAACTTAATTGCCGCTGAATATACAGGGCAAATCCAACCTGGTAATCCGGTCGATACTAATACGGCACTGACCCAGCAAAACAGCCCCACCGCGACGTACGGTCCAGTGACAACGACTCTACCATACGACGGTTTGGTCTGGATAGGATACAGCGCGGTAGTAGCATGGACGCCCGGGGCTGGATTCACTGCCCGGTTAAACGGTAACAATGCTCAGGGTGCTGTGCTGATGGATAGCGCAACCAAGGCCACCGTTCCAGGTTCGTATTCCTTTACGGCCACAGCCGCTTCGTCTGGCCTGTTCGGTGCGTTGCTTGCGATCAAGTCAACACTCGAACCGGCTCCAATCCCAACTCGTGGGACACGTTCCAAGTGACTGACGCACCCAAACTCGTGCAGCGCAGCATCCCCATCGACCGCTTGATGCAGGAGTATGGCCGGGTATGCTTGCAACTGAAGTTCACCGAAGGCGAGCTTGAGAATGCGCGCACTGCTATCGAGAGTTTGCAGAAGGCTTTAAGCGAATCACAGGAGAATCTAAGCATTGCAACCGCAAGACTTAACGAAGCCAAAGAACCCGAGCAGCGAGAGCCAGCCGGGACCAATTGAACCGTCTGTCGTCAATCGGATGGCAAACGGACAGTTCAGTAAAGGGAACAAGCTCGGGAACAGGTTCAAGCCTGGGGAGAGTGGCAATCCCAAAGGCCCTGCTAAGTCGTGGCTCAGTATATCGCTTCAAGAGCAATTGCCGAATGAGGCCGACGAAATCATTGCCAAACTCTTGCAGCGCGCAAAGAAGAATCATAACGACCTTGGCTTGCTTTGGAATCGCGCTGAAGGCGCAGTTGTGAAGGACGAGGACGCCAATAAGCCCTCGATTCAAGTGGTAATCGTCAACCGGCCCCATGCCTCCGACTCTTGAGCTCATAGACGGCGCCCTGCACGTCGATAGCTTCTATGAACCCTACCCTCATCAGGTAACGCTGCACGTCTCACCGGCGCACAACTTGTTAGGCATCGGTGGATTCGGCTCGGGCAAGTCCACGTTCTTGCTTGGAGAGGCGATCTACGTGTGCTTAGAGAATCCCGGTGCCGACGTATTGCTATTGAGGCGCGATTACCCTGAACTGGAAAAGGGATTGATCCACGACTTCAAGGAAATGGTTCCTGACTCGCGCGAGCTGTACAGGTACAACGATCAGAAGCACATCGTTACTTGGTTCAACGGATCGAAGATATTCTTTGGGCACTTGCAGGAGTCGCGCGGCTCGCAAGGATTCGGCAACGAACGCGCCCTCGCTCAATACCTTTCAAGCGCATTCGTATTCATCGGCATAGATGAAATAGCGCAGTTTAGCTACTCGGCCTACGTGTTCTTGTCCTCAGGCCGCAACCGGATCAATCGAGGCTGTCAACCATCGAGTGAAGGCAGGATGCCCATTCCGCGCATTGCTGGCGCGACGAACCCGATGGGACCAGGTTACGGCTGGATCAAAAACCTGTGGATCGACAAGAAGCCAGTCGTGGCGATGGGGAATGTCGAGAAGGGCGATGACGGCAGGTACTATCAGACCGAGGCGAACGGCAAGATTGTTTGCGTTTACGATCCAAGCGACTACATCTACACGCACTCGACCATCTTTGATAATCCAGCGCAACTCCTGAAGGACCCTGGATACATTGAACGCCTTCAGAAGATGCCTCCGGCGCTACGGCAGAAGGCTTTGTATGGCGACCTCAACACTATCGCAGGAACCTACTTCGCCAATTTCACCTACGAGCGCAACATCCGCTCACTGCCACGTGACCATGATGAAATCAGATTCGAGGCGTGGCAACCGCGCTGGCTCTCGATGGACTGGGGATTAGCGCATCAAACGAGCGTTCATTGGCACACCAAAGCCCTAGTAAAAGACACGCTCACAGGCGACTGGCACATGCGTGTAGTGACCTACCGCGAGAAGCAACTGAACGATGCAGGCTATTCGCAGCTCTGTAAGGCCGTGGCCGACATGACGCCCGAGGAAGAGCGCAAGACGCTGCGCTATATCTTCATGTCGCCCGACCGCTTCAGGCGTTCCGAGCATGACCCCGCGCACCTAATCTCCGATGAGATGAGTCGCAACTTCAGGGAGCTTGGCCTGCCCAGCGTGACGCGAGCCAACGACCGCCGCGAGGATGGCGCGGTATTCATGTACAACCTGATTGAATCGGGCGACTGGATCATTCTCGATTCCTGCCCCATCCTGATTCGCTCCATAGAAACGCGGGTGCATGATGACAAGAAGATTGAGGACGTGCTGAAGACGGACGATGAACTGGACGACGCCTACGACGATGCCCGCTATGGATTGGTCTCCATGCTCAGGGAGAAGGGCAAGCCTGAGGAAGTGAAGATCGCGGAGAAGATTGCATCCATTCCAGACCACACGGCACGCATGTTGTACGCCTTCGAGCAGCACAACCGCAAGGAAGCGCAGAAGCGGCCCATCAAGCCGAACATCGTACCGCGCTGGCAGGTGAGGCAATGATTCTATTGGGAAGGAAAGCATGTCTCAGGAATGGCAGGGGTAAAACCCAGCTTATGCACATTGAGAATCGCTCCGCTTCCATAGTGATCGGATTGCACAAGGGGGGATACCTTTACGGGCGTATTTGGAGATTGATCGTCGCATCAAGCTCGCATCCGCGTTCTTTGACTGTCGCATGGACTCGCTATGGTCCACGAAGGACCGTACCACTGGTGGAACTATGACCTGGAAGCCCATCCGCCAGCTAATCGCTGACCTCTTCGGCCCTGGCCCGCGCGCACTATACGAGATTGTTCTGAAGGACCAGCTCGCCAAGACGGAGCGGGAACGCGACTACTTCCGCACGCGCGCCGAACGCTTAGAGTTGCGACTGATTCCCGAGCCAATCCAGCGACCAGTAAGACCTAGCAACGCGGTTCCCGTAGGCCGCAAGAGTTGGGCGCAAGTGCAGGCCGAGCACGCCGAGAAGATCAAGCAGGAAGTGGCTGAAGAAGCGCAGAAGGAAGCTGTGAAGGGAGCAAACTGATGGATGAGGGGTTAGCACGCGGTATTGGCGGTATCAGCGTTAAAGATCAAAGCGGAAATTTGTATGTGCTTTGGAGTAATCGGATGTGGACGCGTGAAGGGGAGCCTAGCTTAGTTTGGGACGAACAGATGCATGGATGGAGATTACCAACTCCGGCAGATTCACTGTGAAGGGAGCGAACTGATGCCCTTCTATCGTGGTGATGGAGTAGAGGAGTTTATGGAAGGTCCGACCATCACAATTCCCCTTGAGGCATTGTTCCCTAGGGAAAAGTTCAAGTCACTACCAAAAGGGAAGCTCAAGACGGTTGCTTTTACAGAGCACAGCATCACCGTAGAGTGGGTTCCCGATAAGGAGCAAGCCAATGCCTAAGTTTGGAAACGCTGAAATGGAACGGCACTACAACTCAACGCGCGGCAATCCTGCTGACCGCATGAGCCAACCGAGGCACAAGTCCGAAGAGAAGCAAGATTCCCCTGAGCGCGACGAGCAGCCCATCGAAGAATCGGTTGACGAGCACGGCCCCGCCGAGAGTATGGAGATGCACACGCACCACAAGGACGGCCATGTTCATAAGGCCATGCACCATGATCATCAATCGGCGCATGACCACGTATCGAAGGCATTTGGAGAGCAGTCAGAGCACGAAGCCGGTTCAGCGCCTGAGTACGATCAGCCTTCGAGCATTCCGACACTTGGATAGGAGCCAATAATGGTCTTGGAGGAGCTCACGCTCGATTTGATTAGGGGAAGCTTCCCGGAATTGTTTGCGGATAAGTATTGGAGGATGCGAGCAAACGATGTGAGGAAAAGAGACAATGGAAGGTTATCTGGCGATGCGCTTTCAATTATGACATTAGTTCAGGGGATAGAGCTTGAAGCATGGTCCAAACTTATCCCCGTTTCCAGCGTTGAGAGGGGTGCGCGTACGGGCACAGCGCACAGAGGACTCCTTTGAAGTGAGTATAAAGACGGCATCACGCTGGCAGCCCAATTGGTGGAGCGAGCCTTATGCAGTTTTCTGGCCCGCCAAGGAGCATCCGTCCGAACTCATGGAAGGTGCTGCACTCCACTAGGAATTTATCATGCCCTGGACCAATCGCCAATTTAGGTACCTCATGTCGAGCGGCAGTCCATTGACCTCGGCGCAGAAGGCCAAGGACAAGTCTGAGGCTCACGCCGATCCTTCGATGATCCACAAGAAAAAGGGTTCTTCAGCACTAAAGCAAGCAGTCGAACGCAGCAAGCGGCGCTGACGGGAGACAGGCCGTAATCCAGTTCCCATAAAAATGGGGGGAGGCAACACTATGGCTGTTACCGCAACACTGAACGTCAGTGGAGTTGCAGCGCTTCGCTACATCCTGGTCGATACGACCACTTTCTATTTCACCAACGCGGTGGACGGCCAAAGGCTAGTCCTAACGCTCCAGCAAGATGGCACTGGCTCACGGGCTGTAGTCTCGGGGAATTGTCCCGGCATCATGTCACCGGGCGCTACTGCGAACACGGACACTACGCAAGTGCTCGCTTATGATTCGGCGACCAATACGTGGAATGGCGTGCCGCAGCAATTGGCGCCAGGCGGCTTGGCCCTGAACAGCTACACGACCAGCACAACGATTTCATGGGCCAAGGGGACTTACGCATTCACTAGCTCGAGCACGTTCACGCTGACGATCACCAATCCAACAGCAGGACCTCCTGGAGCGGGCAACGACGGCGAGATTATGACCTTCGTGAATCTATCCGCCAAGGTGAACGCGGTAACGATGGGCACGACCTCAACGGTCAACTCCGCGTCCACGACCGTCACAATGGCTGGCGCGATTGGCAATGGCTTCTCACTGCAAGCATGGGGCGGGAAGGTTTACGTAGTCGCCGCTTCAGGGGCTTTGACTCTTAGCTAGTTTGGAGACTCACAAAATGGCGGATGGAATAACCGAAGTACCGCGCGCACTGAAGCGCGGGATCATGCTCGGGATCGTTTCGGGTCGCGGTGTCTCGCCGCTCGAAATGGTCCCGGCCATTGTCATGCAAAGCTGGCCAAGTAACACGAATCTACTCATCCGCCCTGTATATGGAGCGAACACCGATCAGGGGCGCATTCTGGTAGCAAAGGAAGCCGTCACTGCGCGGTGCAAATATCTATGGCTCGTAGATGATGACACCGTTCCACCGGTAGATACTGGAAGGCAATTAGCCTACCTATTGGAACAGAACGGTCCTCCGAACGGCAAGGTGATGGTGGCCGCTGGAGTCTATTGCACTCGCTCATCTCCACCTGAACCGCTGATATTTACCAGCCAAGGTTCAGGGCCGGACTGGAATTGGAAAGTCGGCGAGATACTGAAGCGCTGGGGCGCCGGCACGGGCTGCATGATGATTAACACGGACCTCTTCGAGCATTTGCCTGAACCTTGGTTCCTAACCACGATGCAGGTCGATAAGAAGGAATCGGACGACTTGTATTTCTGCGCCAAGGTAGCCGATGCAGGTTATGAGTTGTTGGTTCATGGAGGCATTCTTTGCCATCATTACGACCTAGCCAGCGGTATAGCCTACACGCTCCCAAGGCAATCGAGGCCCTACAAAGAGCGGATCTGTGAGCCGCGAGAACCTGCCAGCCCCGTAGCCGTGATGGCCCCTAAGAGTCCATTCAACATCGAGAAGGCGGAGATGATTAGCGGATGGATGACCACCGATGAATTGATGTGGCTTGCGGAACATGCATCCCGAGCCAAGTCAATCGCTGAGGTCGGTTCCTGGATGGGACGCAGCACGCGGGCGATGGCCGATAACACGAAGGCAAAAGTTTACGCCATCGATACCTGGAAGGGATCGGAAGAACACCAAGAAATGTTGCAAGACCGTCCAGCTAAGTGGCTGCGATTGCAGTTTGAGAAAAACATGGAAGGCACCTCGATTGAACCAATGGAGATGACTTCCCTGGAAGCTGCCGAGCAATTCGTTAAGCAAGGCAAGAAATTCGACATGGTTTTCATTGACGCCGATCACGAATACGCTGAGATTCGTAAGGACATAATTGCCTGGAAATCCCTCGTAAAGCCTGGCGGTATTCTTTGCGGTCACGATTATTCATGGCCTAGCGTCATCCGTGCTGTGGATGAATTGATTCCAGAGCGCAAGGTTGTGGACAGGTATTCAAATTCCATTTGGTATCTTCACGTAGGACGCCGCGCAAAATTGGCTAAGTCATTAGTATCCGCACGACATGGCTGACGAACAGACCACCACAAGCACCTCAAACGCAGACGACATCCCTAAGTTCCAGCCGGGAGAACTGTGCGCGGTTGAATGGTACAAGGACGGCCCCATTGAATGCACGGACGAAGAGAAGCGTGCGCTCAAAGAGCTAGGAGAGAACTGTGATAACCGGGACATGGCGGCCCGAAGAGAGGAAGTTATTCTCGACTGGAAGAAGCGGCTCTACGATCGTGGCTTCCAGCATCTTCTTCCTGCTCGTAACGGCGGGTGGCTGCTTCCTAGCGTGGGAAGCGGCTACAACCCGAACGATCAAGACTCCCGCTCCATGTTCATCATCAACATCTACAATTCCTACCAGCAAACCATCACTTCGGCACTAACCCGCGAAGTTCCATCCGTCCGCTTCGATCCCGCTGACAGGGACAATGACGTGGACATCACCATGGCCGAGGGCGCGGAGCAACTGGAAGAGCGCATCGAGCGCGATAACGAACTCAAGGCCAAGATGGAAGACATGGCCCGTTATCTGTGGACCGATGGGCGCGCGATTTTCTTCTGCACCTATGAGCGATCAGCGGAACAATTTGGATTTGAGGATAGCGACGAGCCTGACGTAGTTCCTGAGGATGAATCAGAACTTAGCGAGGGAGAAGATGAGCACGGAGCATCCGAAGTCGAATCCGAATCCACGGAACAGGCAGGAGAGCAAGTCAACGAGGGCGGCGAAGAGTCTAGCGAAACAGATACTAGCGGTGAGGGCGAGGACGGGGGAACCGAAGGACCCGCCGGAGTTCGTAAGGCCAAGGGCCACGAGGTCATCCTAGTTGAAGGCGCTCTTGAATGGAAAATGCCCATCAAGGCCAACTCACTAGCCGAATGTCCTTACCTTCGCAGGGCCATTGAAATCGACCTGGACATTGCTAAGGCCAAGTATCCCGACATCGCGGACCAGATTGTTCCCGCAACAGGTGGACCCGCCGGTGACAGTTTGGATCGTCTCGCTCGCGTGAATGTGCGGTTGGGAGTGATGGACAACTTCAATACCACGGACAGCCAAATTCAGGATGTGACCGAGACGAAGTATTTCTTTCGCCGCGCGGCCTTTACGCATATCGGTAAGAAAGATATTCGCGCAAGCCTGATGAAGAAGTTCCCCAAGGGTGCGTATGTGACCTTTTGTGGGCAGACCTTCGCGGAAGCCTACAACCATTCCATCGAGGATCATTGCACCAACATTTTCGCGCAGTCAGGTGACGGTGCGCATCGGCCAGGATTGGGCGATTGGCTGGTGCCTGTTCAGGAAGTGCTGAACAATTGGATTGAGCTTGCTGACGATTACTTCAAGCGCGGCGTGCCCATGACGTATATGGACAATGAGATATTCGACTTGGAGGCGCTGAAGAACCAAAGCAACACTCCGGGCTCCGTGCGCCCGTTTCAACGTGTGGACGGGGTGACGATGGATCAGGTGGTTTGGCGCGAACCTGTCCTAGAGTTCCCCCAGGCGTTGACTGACTTCATTGAATCCTTCAAAGGAGATTTGCCGCAATTGTTGTGCGGAGCGTTCCCGGCGCTATTCGGCGGCGGGGATTCATCTCCGACCGACACGGCCGGCGGCATGATGATCCAGCGTGACCAGGCTCTTGGGCGCGTGGGACTTCCCTGGAGACGCATCAAGGAAGCCATCGCCAATGTGAAGCTGCAAGCCGTGAAGCTGCTGGCCAAGAACTATGAGGGTGCCATCGCATTGACGGGCAGCGAAGCAGTGACGGTGGAAATGAGTTCGCTCACCGGCTCTATCCGGGCCTTCCCTGAAACCGACGAGAACTTCCCAGTCAGTCCTACACAGAAGCAGAACCAGATCTCCAAGCTATTCGAGGAAGCAGCGACTAATCCACAGCTTGCCGAGTTGCTATTCAATCCCTCGAACCTTAACGAGTTAGTTGCGGCTATCGGCATCAAGGGATTCTATCTTCCGCAGGTCGCTTCGATGTCCAAGCAATTGGGCGAATGCACGCTACTTCTGAAGTCTGCGCCGGTGCCGAATCCCAAACTGCAAATGGCCAAGCAGCAAATTCTGAAGCTGACTCTGTCGCTGAAACAGATTCAATTGCGAGCGCAAATGGGCGCAAATGGCGTGCAGCCCGCACCGGAACTGATTCAGGGAGCGCAGCAAATCCAGCAGCAACTTGCACAACTCCAGCAACAGGCCTCGACTCTTCCTCCGCTCGTTTCATCCATCGAAATTGAATCGCAGGACGACGACGTGACGGAGATGCAAACGTCCTGGAAGATTCTGACTTCACCGCGCGGACGGGAGATGAAGAATGGCGATCCGCAGGAGCAGGCAGGTTACCAGAATTTGAAACTTCACTATGAGGAGCACGATACTGCGGCCAAGCAAAAGGCTTCGCAAGTGCCACAGGGCAAGCCGCCGAGCGTGAGCATTTCTAGTAAGGATTTGCCGCCGAAGGAATTGGCTGCGGCAGCGATGAAAGCGGGGATTCCGGCCGATCCTAAGGATTTCGCCGAAGCGGACGCGGCTGAAGCGCTGGCTAAGCATCCCGCAGGAGGTATCGTACAGTGACAGGAGAGCACATGGAATGGAATAGCCTATTTGGAAGATTGACGTTGTTCGCGGGAATGTTCTTCGCTACGACGCCCGTGGTGGTTGACGGTGGTGCGGCTGGTGGAGATGCTGGCGGTGATTCAGGAGGCAGCGATGCAGGAACAGGAGATGAAGGAGCAGCAGAAGGAACAGATGGAGGAGGTTCAGATGAATCGATTACTACATCTGATGGCGATGAATCTGGGGAACGAGACGATCTTTCTGAAAGCACAGAAGATGCTGGAGAACGTGCTGATGAATCTCACGATGGCCGGATGCTCCCCGATGCGGTCAAGAAGGGCCTCAACAAACTCCGCGAAACAGACCCGAAGCTAGCCGCCGAACTCCGTAAGTCCCATTTCGAGGCCACCGATTTCAAGAAGGTTTTCCGTTCGCCAGGAGATGCGCGGCTGGCCAAAGACACTATCGAAGGATTGGGCGGGGAAGAGGGCATTGCCTCGATACAGAAGGAAGTGAAGGATTACGCGACGGAATTATCCCACTTCGCGCAGGGGAACCCGCAGGCCATCGAGGACATGGCCAGAGACTTCCCGCAGGGCCTCGTAAAGCTCACGCCGCACGCGCTTGACAAGATGCGCGGCATCGACCTTCCGGCCTACGACCGCACCATCGCCAAGCACATGAGCGCCACGCTGAAGGACAAGGGCGTGGTGAGCACCATTGACCGCGTGCTTGAGCTGATTGACGACGGCAAGCAGGTTCCCGCCAAGGAAGCGGTGCAGCGCATCAAGGCGTGGATGCAAGGCGTGGAACAGTTGGGCACGAGCAAACCAGAGAATGAGCCTGACGAACGTAGCAAAGAATTTGAGGCCCGCGAGCAGACCCTACAAGCTAAGGAACAGCAGTTATTTGACCAACGGGTAGCAACTGCGGTGCTGGCTGACATGGATAAGGTAATGACGCGACATCTTCAGCCTTTCCTAAAGAACCGCAAACTAACTTCCGAACAGCTCATAGCAACAAAGAACGATATTCGGGGCCGTGTTTCGGCGTCTCTAAAGACTGACACCAGTTACCAAGAACGCCTTAAAGGCCATCGCGCTTCCGGAGACGAAGCCAAAACTCAGGCATTCATAAATTCTAACTTTGCAGAACGCGCGGCCAAGGCTACGGCCAAGGTGTGGGCGCTCCGGGGATATGCAGGGACCGCAGCCAAGCGCACGGCCACAAACGGCAACGGAAATCAGGCCATCACGACATCTACCAAGCCGCCAGCGGAACAGATCGATTGGTCCAAGGATTCACGCCGCGAACGATACATGGCTGGCGAAGCCACACTCCTTCCGCAATTCGGCGGCAAGGTAGTGAGATGGCAGAGTTGGTAAAACGAAATTCCAGCAGTAACCGCGAACGGAGCCGCACTCCGGTACACCAAAGCGAAAGCGGTAGCTGTTATAGAAGGTTGAGCGCAATAGCGTTAGCCTGAAACAGGAGGATGTAAGCGGCGCCTGGAATAGCGCCGGGCCATTTCCGTCCGGTCGGGAGAACGTGCGGAGAATGAGACCACACTATAGGTGTGACTCATGCCCACAGTAAGCGGCGGTCCATTAGCAGAAGCAGCGGTACAAGGAATCGAGCTGGAATCGTGGGACAAGATGATCCACGATTTGGTTTATTCAGGCAAAACGCTTTACACTCGCGTCAAGAAAGCGGTCAAGACTTACCCCACCGCGAATATCACGTCGGCCCCGAACACGGCAGGATCAGCCTCGCAGCGTCCGGCATTTCGTGTACCTGTCCGCGTGCAATCCGGCGCGGCCATCGGTCAGTTTACCGGAGACGGTGATTCTCTCGGTCGTGGCACTGGTTCACAGTGGATTTCTGGGGATATCGCTCCAATCGGAGTGGTTAGCGGCTGCGAAATTAGTTACCTCTCGCAGATGGCCACGGCCGGCAAGAACCGAGCCATGATCGCGGTGCGCGCCCAGGAACTCAAGAACTCGCTCGACAGCTTCATGCGAGGAATTGAGGGGCAGTTCCAGGGAGACAGCTCGGGGATGCTCGATCAGATCCCGACCACTGGTGCGGTTAACAGCACCAGTGGTGGGGGGACGGCCGGATCTGCTACCTATTCGTCAATCACTGGTCTCAACAACGCGAACCAGTTCCAGGATCAGCAGCTCATCCAGGTATTTCCTTCGGAAGGCGGAGCGCTTCGCGGTTCGTTCCGCATCAGTTACGCGGATGGTGTGGCGCAGGCCATTTATTCCACAACCGCACTGCCTAGCGGAACAGCCGTGGGCGACTACCTGATGATTGCTGGAAGTTCCGGTGCTGTAGGCGGAGCGATTGCCGGAATCAAGACATATCAGGTAACCGGCAACACTGGATCAGTTCTTGGCATCACCAAGGCCAATTTCCCCGGACGTTTCTCAACTCCCAACATCAACCTCAACGGCAATGCAGTTAATCCCGCAGTACCTTATCGGGCGCAAATCCTGATCGGACGCGGACTCGGTGAGGATGCCGAAGAGATGGATGAGTTCATTTGGTACGGAGGTCCTGGCCAGCGCTTGCAGATCACCAATCTGTACCAGAACGTGTTGACTCAGAACCAGGTGCCCAAGGGCGACGAAGCCCTGGACATGTTTAAAAAGAATATGATCACCATGTTCGGTGGAAGAGAATATGTCGAAGGCTACAACGCCTCGCCGGGCCGCATCGACGGATTGTGCCTATCGTCATGGGGCATTGTGGAGATGAAGGAACCAAGTCTGTATGACTTTGGGAACGGCGTAACCACCATGCCGGTTCCTGATCCGAACGGACAAGGTTGGCTGTCTTCGTCCATCTTCTACTACAATGCGTTCTTGAATCTATTCAACGCCAACCTCAAAGCGGGCGTGTACGTTAGCAATTGCGCGGAGCCTTCTATCTAGCAATGTAAACACCCAGGAGAACAGGAGAATGGTTAAACAAGCCTTGCAGCAAGAATCGGAAACACTCATCGAGCCGATGGTTGCTAAATTCGAGTGCTTTGGCGCTCAAGTTCTCATCAAGCGGCTCGATGAAGAGAAGAAATTTACTCCGGGCGGTATTGAAATTCCAGACACCGCCAGGGAGCGCTCGCAGCGCGGTCTGGTTATGCTGCATGGTCCGGGAGAATATATGTCAAATGGGGTGTTCGTCCCGGTGCAAGTGAAGCATGGCCAGATTGTTCTGTTTTCAAAGTACGCAGGGGATGATGTGGAAATTGAGGGGCAAAAATATCTCTTAATGCACCATTCACACGTCAAGCTCGGCGAGAAACAATGAGTTGGTCTACGGGTGCGGAACGGCTCAAATGTCCTGAGATGTTTCAGGACCTCATAACGACTCGCTTCGGTGTGAATCGTTATGGTGGGCCGAATTTCCGCCTAATCTGGGGCCAAACGGATACTTATGACGTGGCCACGCATCATGGGTATATGCCCAGGCTACATGGCAACAACCAACCATGCTGGGTTTTGCAACGCTGGGTTGCTCCCGAGATGTACGGCACTCCGGAAGTGTATTACGCGCTCACCGCCGACAAGGAAACCGGACTGGCCATGCTTGGAGAATATCCCGAGTTTGGCAGGTATGAAACGGTGACGCAGTTTATGCGCCGCGAGTACAACGCACAGACTCAACGGCTAGAGATTCACACCATACCGCTCGATTGGACCATCATTGAACGATTGATCCCAGTAATGCTCAACACGCAAGAGATGACCTACTGGGAACAGCGGGCCGCAGTCGAGCAAGAGGAAGCGGAAGAGAACGCTAGACAGGTGGACATGATCGCCAGCCGCTTATATGACGACTTGCCTTCCTTCTACGGGCCGGTATCTTACGCAGGCCAACGAACTCGCACCGCGCTGATCGATCGCAAGAAGGCGCAGATCGAACAGGAATGGCGCAGACGCGAAAGAATGCTTCGCCACCAACCGCGACGTGGGTTCTATCAAGAAGCGCCTAA